TTTTACAATATCATTTGGGCAAAATAAATGCCAATCACCATTGTTTTTTACTGCATTCATAAAATTATCAGGCAACCATAATGCGGTAAATAAATCACGAGCCCTTAATTCTTCAGCTCCCGTATTCTTTTTGATATCTAACAAATCAAAAATATCTTTGTGCCAAGGTTCAATATAAATTGCCGCACTTCCAGGTCTTCTACCTTGTTGATTAAAGAACCTTAAAGATTCGTTTACAATTTTCAAATACTTTAATAATCCACCCGCAAACCCACCTGATGTGGTTATCCGACTTTCTTTACTTCTAATATTAGACATTGATAACCCAATACCCGCAGCATCAGAAGAATATGTTGAAATATCGTTTAGAGTCTGTAGTAATCCGTTTCTTGAGTCGGAGTTATTATAATGTAAAACACAAGACGCTAACTGAGGAACTTTTGTTCCCGCATTTATCATAATTGGTGTTGCTGGCGAGATTAATTGGGTTGATAAAGAATTGTAGTATTCAACCGCTTGCTCAAATGATTTAGTAACCCAAAGAGCAACTCTCATATACATATGTTGAGGTCTTTCAATAACCTTACCTTTTGAGTTTTTTAAAAGATACATCTCTGACAAAGATCTCCAAGCAAAGTAATCAAAGTTATAATCATTTTGATGAATAATAACCTTGTCAATATTTTCAGCACCATATTCATTTATCATATCCATAAGTTTTGGATTGATAATACCATCATCGTACAACGATTTCATAGTATTACTAAAGCTTGGATCGGTTTCTTTATGATATGAAGAAATTGCCACGCTAGAAGCCAATCTAGAATAATCGTGATGACTACCAGTATACGCGGCAGATATTTCATATACCAACTTATCTAAATCCTTTGTAGTAATTTCACCTTCTGTTGGTACTGAAGTTATTACCTTAATAAAAATTTCGTCAGAATTGACGCTCAACCCTTTTGCGGATCTTTTAATTCTTTGATAAATTTTCTGGGGATTAAAAGATGCGTCTTCTCCCCCTCTTTTTTTAATTTTTAATGACATCATAATTGTAAATATAGTGTTTTAGAAATCCTCGGTGAATGTTAAACTTTCATTTAACTTAGCCTTTTGGTATTCAATTGTTCTAGACTCAAAGAAATTTCCTTTTGTCTCAACGGCAATTTGTTCCATAAATTTGAATGGTTGTTCAACATTAAATTGTTTTGAACATCCCATCTTTACCAATAGTCCATCCACCACAAATTCAAGATATTGTTTCATTAGGTTTTGATTCATACCAATTAATGAAACCGGTAAGGATTCTGTTATAAATTCTTTTTCTATTTCAAGTGCCGAAAGAAGTATTTCCTTAATTCTTTTTTCACTTGGTTTATTTTCAGTGTGATTGTTTAATAAATGTATTGCAAAATCACAATGGAGGTTTTCGTCTTTAAATATTAAAGCATTTGCATTACATAAACCTTGCATAATACCTCTTGATTTTAACCAAAAAATTGAACAGAACGATCCTGAAAAGAATATTCCTTCAACAGCTGCAAAGGCAACCAGTCTTTCTTGAAAAGAAGCGTTATTAATCCAATCCAAAGCCCATTTGGCTTTCTTTTGTACCGCAGGTAATCTGTCAATAGCGTTAAAACACTCGTCCTTTTCTTGCTCGTTTGATACATAGGTATCAATTAATAATGAATACATCAATGAATGAATATTCTCCATCATAAGTTGAAACCCGTAAAAAAACTTAGCTTCGGGGTATTGAACCTCACGATAAAAATTCTCCGCCAAGTTTTCATTTACAATACCATCTGAAGCAGCAAAGAATGATAACACATTTTTGATAAAATATCTTTCATTATCCGAAAGGTTCTCCCAATCTCTAATATCACCACTTAAATCAACTTCTTCTGCCGTCCAAAAAGCCGCCTGATGTTGTTTATAATATTCCCATATATCGTTATATTGAATGGGGAAAATGACAAATCGTCCAGGATTTTCTACTAAAATTTTTTCCATAATTAATTATTTTTTTGTTCTTCTCTTTGTTTTCTTTTTTCAAGTAAATCTTTGATTCTTTGTCTATTACCTTCTTCTTTTTTGTCTTCAAGTCCTAAAAATGTCATAGAACTCTCAACATCAATATCCAGTAATCCATTATCAAATTTACAATTTTCAAAAACGACACCATCATCACCAATTCGTGATTTTGTTATTGCAATTGTCGCTAATTTCATTTCTTTTTGTTGTAAAGTTTTTGCCACTGAAATGATAACATGCCCAACTTGTGCTTTTTTAATTGATCCACCCATCTGATCTGTTGTTACCACTTCAGATGAAATAGAACTTCTATTACCTTGTGTCGCAGTCCAACCAACTAAATTCATTTCGTGACACATAGCTTCAAATCCTCTCATAACCGATCCCTCAGATTTCCACTCATCCCCCAAATTTTTCTCAGGTACAACGCAATCAATATAATCCAACAATACCATATCAATTTTAATACCATCCGCAACTTTCTTTCTGATTAAGTTTTTGATTTGAGTCATTGTCATAGTATCAGATGGTAACTTTTCCAAAACTAATCTGTTCGGCATTTTTTCTTGGATATCCTTAACTTTGACTATAATTTCATCTTTCCTATTATTCATTTCATCAGGATGAACTTTAGTCCACAAAGTTATATGTTTTCTTTGAATTATTTTTGGATTATCCTCAAAAAATATTTGCAATACATTATAGCCTAAATTAAAAGCGTGATTTGAAATCTTAGTTAAGAAGGTTGACTTTCCAACACCTGTCGGAGCAAGTATAACACCAATTTCACCTTTCGCCAAACCACCTTTTAACAATCTATCAATTCCTGGTATACCCATAGGTATTGGATGTCTAAAATCCTCATTTAATACATCATCCAAGTTTGAAAACACATCAAGCATTCCATCTTCTCTTGTTCCAATTTGTAAGGCTTCTCTAACCAATTCTTCAAGAGTATCATAGTTTTCAAACTCACCACCATCAATTACTTTTTGAGCCTTTGTAATTGCTTTTTGAAGTTCTTGTTGTTTACAGAACTTCATAGCCTTTTCTTGAACAAATAGAGAACCTTCAATCGGAGCTTCCTTAACTTTAACTATTGTATCAAGGACAATTTTAACCGCAAGTTCTTGTTGTATTTCAGATTTTGTAATTTGTTCCAAAGTTTCAAAAGTCGGAACATGATCATACTTAACAAAGTATTCTTTAGTCATCTGAACAATCAATTTGAAATATTTGTTGTCAAAATAATTGGTGTCCAGAACTTGGATAATAGATCTTCCAAATTCCTTATCCACAACAATTTGGTTGAGTAATTGAAGTTGGAAGTTACTCCCCAAATATTCAAAATTCTTGTTCGTCGCCATAGTTGTATTGTTTGTTTTTATGATAAATATTAAACCAAAGTTGGAAGTCCAAGATAATCGTATGTTAAATCTTCGGCTGAAAAAATGTCAGTTAATTCGTAAAGTATAGATTTTATGTACGGGCGTATATCTACGGTGTATCTTATTTTAGGTGGATATATTTTAGCATCAAACTGTCTCTGACAAATTGTCACATCATTCATCTTTATAAAAATGTTAAAATACTCAGGACCATCAACAAATGAAGTTTCAAGGATACTCGGGTTGTTTGTTATCTCATATTGGTTATCTAAAAGATATGAAGATGACTTCATCTTTAAATCATATTGTAATGATTCCATCACATCTTTGAGATACTCATACAACTCAATTGAGTTTTTAGCATTTGGATTAAAGTCCCTCACATTGAAGAATCTTTGGACGATAATATTATCGTTCACTTTCATTAGAAATTCTAGCTTTGTTGCTTCTTGTTCTTTCATATTATTGTTTTTTATTGATTTGTGTATTTTTTGTTTTCTTTGATTTGGTAAGTTCCGCAAATTTCAATCACTTCATTGGTACAGCTTGAATTAAATTTAATACAATCACCGATTTTTTCATAACTCAATGCTCTATATTCTCTATTATTACTATCTACAATAAGATATTTATATGTTTTTGAATCCGCTGACATATAAAAATAAATCAATATTGTCGTTAAACATATAAAAACGATAAATAATAAAAATTTCAATCTTTCTTTTAACATATTCTTTTTGTTCTAAAATTCTTCTTTTCTTTTCTTGTTAGTTTTAAAAATGGTGTTAGAAAATTAACCCATATATCATCACCTTTTGGGAGAAATTTAAAAAATCCATCCTCCATCATCATTTTAATAATATTACGATGCCCCCTTCCGTCAGGATCCAAGGTTTCTGTATAATAAATTTTAACGATTTCCTTACCTTCTTCGGTAATAATAGGGTTGGATAAATCAACAATTTTTTCATTAATCTCAAAAAATTCGTTTCCGTAAATACCTGTTTTTGTTTTTCCTGTAAGTAAATTTTTTAAAACGGAATTATTTTTATCAGTCTCAAATAACTTTTCCGCCTTGGTTAAAATATCGGTTATATTTATAACTTCGTCAAGTAATTCAGGGAATAATTTTATTAATGTTTTTTCACCCAAATAGTAAATACCATCAATATTATCAGACTTATCACCCATTAATATTTTACATACTTTTACATTTTGATGTGGAACTTCAATCTCATATAGTTTTATCTTATCACCAAACTTATACATTTTTTTTGTGTTTGGTGAATAAATTGAAACATTTTCAGATATTAGTTGAGTTAGATCTCTATCACCTGAAAAAATGGTTATTTGTTCATTTTCAGCAATTTGACAATAGAATGAAATAAGATCATCCGCCTCGTTTTGTTCAATATTCACCTGACGAATAAACATTTCTTCCAAATATTGTTTAATCCTCTGTCTTTGTTGATTGAAAGATATTTCCTTAAGTGGGTTATCTTCACCTCTACGATTCTCTTTATATTGGGGATAAATTAGTTTTCTTGCGGTTCGGTTACCCTCACCATCCCAAAAAACCAACACCTTGTCGTAGTTGTGTTCTTCAATAAATCTACGAATTGTATTTAAGAAATGCCAAATACCACCAATGTGTCTACCTTCGTGATAAAAGTCTTTAACCCCATGAAAACCTATTGAAAGTAGGTTATTACCATCTATTATGAGTGTTTTTGTCACTTTTTATTTTCATTTAAGGGTTCTAAAATCTTGTTTTCTTTTTTAATATATTCTTTCAATAATTTATATTTTTTTTATTCTTTTTCTTCTTTTTCTTCTTTTAATTCGAAGTCACCATCAACACCAATAATTTCTTTCCAATAATCAGCATATTCTTTTTTATATTTTTCTATATTTGTTTTTTCCTCATTTGCATCTTTACCTGCAATAAATCCATGTGGTGTTACAATTATCTTACCATCATCATATCCCAATCCATTAATATGATTCTTCATAACAGAAACTTTTGTTCTTGACGCAAATTTAATTGTTCTTTTATCTTTAGTTGCCGTAATTTTAGTTGTACCAGCACCTTTTTGATTACCAAAAAGAAATACCAATGATGAATTTAACCATATAGCTTCACCACCTTTAGCCTTAATTTTAGGTTGACCAAACGGATTATCAGGTAACTCAACCCAAGGTTGGTTTACAATAATTAAAGTATTTTCATATTTAGAATCTGCTTTACGTGAACCTGATATACGTTGATTAATACCCATACCTATTTTATCAGCTAATACAGATGCGTTATGCTGTTTCCCACCTTTTCCTTCATATGTCATTTTACATGGTACGGAACCCACTGAGTCCCAAAGAAACAACAAACTATAATCCAACTCACCTTTCTCTTGAGCATCCAACATTGAATTGATATAGTCAGTAATTTGTTCAATATAATCAAAATTATTGTTGAATAGATAAAAACCATCCCAATCAACCTCTCCTGTTGATTCATCAACAACTTGTTCACATTCAAATCCCATTAATTTAGCATGATCAAAAGACCATTTCTGTTCAGTAATAATAAAAACAGGTAAAATACCCTTCTTCTGAGCATCTACCGCAGTTTTAACTAATGCTGTTGTCTTACCAGTATCACTATGTCCTAAAAACATATTGATGTGCCCAATTGCAGGTCCCGGTAATCCTACCGCATCCAAAAACTCAGGGCCTAAATCAAAATATCTTTGTTGTTTATACTTTGCAGAGGTTGAGAATTTATCTTTAAGTGATTTAAAATCGTTTTTCTTAATTGCCATTTTTTTTGTTTTTTATAAAATCTAATAATAATTTATGATAATTTCTACCCCACTTCGGTTTTAATTCCACATTTCCTTCAGGAATTTTCCCATCTTGTCTCAATTTTTCAATATGTTCTTTGTGTCTTTCAACAACATTTTTTCTATTCGGAGTATCGGTTCCCATTCCACTCATATGATAATCTCTACCTCCCCACATATAAAACCAAGATACTTCATTATCAGGTGGACTGGCATATACTGCTTTTCCACCCGATTTTTTAATGTTATCAACAAAAGTCATATCGTAACCCGCATTTTCTAATGGATGACCTCCAATTTCTTCCCAAATTTTTCTTGTATAAACAATACCAGAATTACCCAAACCTGTTATGTCAGTTATATTCGGTTCATTATAATACACACCTCTATGCCAATGTAACATATCTGCCTTTGAGTTAAAGTATTTTGCAATATTTGATAAGTGATTTGATAATGCAATATCGTCATCATCCCAAACCGCAATTAAATCTCCTGAACATTTGGATACCGCAAAATTCTCTTTTTCACCAATTGTCGTAAATGTTTCATCCAAATTGTATATTTTAACATCAGGATGATTGAAAAATAGTTTTTGATTTGGATAATCGTTTACAATAATAAGTTCTTTTTTCCCATCATACTTTTGGTTCAGAAAAGAATATAAACTCTCTTCCAAAAACTTAACTCGTCCGTAAGTTATACATTTACAGGAAATAAAAGGATAAGTCATTAATTATACTTATAAAATTCTTCAATTATTTGTAACTTATCCTTTGCATTTGCAATTTTTTCAACCAATTTGTCCATCTCTTCAATATGTTGGGGATGTTCTCCAATTCCAACAGGGTTTGTAAAATACACAAGTAATGATGCCTCGGCATCCAACATTTGAGCATTGTATTTAGCCAAAAGAGCGTCATAAAATTTTGATGTAATTCTATTATTTTTGTCCATGTTATTTGTAATTTTTTGTTAAAAAAAAGAAGCTTGGACACTTTGTCCATGTAAGTGTCCAAGCTTAATTAAAATTGTTAGAATGGCATATCATCAGATGGTTCATCATCCATTTGAGGATCGGCATATCCACTTGGTTTACCACCAAATGTTTCTTCTGATTCGTCAGAATTACTATACACATATCCACCTTTTTCACTATCCCATTTTGGAGTTTCTCCACGAGCAATTGCTTCAAGATATTCAACGGGTTTTTTAGAGTAAACATCTTCCCAAGTAAGTTCGTCTTCAACCCAAGATTTTGATGTATTAGAATCTTCGTGTAATGGTGCCGGATCATCATACATAATTGTTTGAATAACCGTATATACAGAACCTGTTGGAGTTTTAGCCTTCGTCAATTCAAGGATAATGTCTCTACCTTTTTCAGGGTCAGTTACATCACCTTTAGCTCTGAAGATTGGTATAATTTTATCAAGAATACCTTCATTTTTGTAATTGTGTTTAAAACGCCAGAATTTAACCCCATCCTGCTCGTTATCTCTGTCTACAACTTTTACAATGTAAAATTTACGAGGTTTGTATTGAGTGGCTAATTTCTTATCCGATTCCTTACCTGTTGACATAAGTTCTTCATACACTTCAGTAAGAGGTGAACGCTCATTGTCATTTTTACCCGGATCATAAAACTTTTGCCATTTACCATCCACTTGAACTTCGTGGAACCAAACTTCTTTAAACGGAGAAGATCCGTCTTTGGTTGGAAGAATCCTCAACCTTTTTTGTCCTTGTTTTTCTTTTTCGCTAAGGATTGCTGCGAAGTATTTTTTCATCCTTTCGTCTTGTGACATTTTGGAAGAGGACGAACTCCCTTGTTGTGATTTTTCGTACTGAGCCAGTACTGCGTCTAAGCTGTTTGTCGCCATAATTATAAAATTTAATTGTTTATGTAAATATAAGTGTCTGCCGTAGTTTTGTCAAATAAATTATAAAAGAAAAACGGGTTATTCACCCGTTTATTTTTTATCTTATTTGTGTGAATTGTTGTCCTTCGTCTTCAAAATTTCTAAAACTTCTCTTGATATCAGAAAGGTT